TATACCGCATATACAAGCGGGGGTGTAGTAGAGTTTAATCAACCCGTTCCACTAACAGGTTATGCCGCACGTATGCAAATTCGTGAAGCAGTAGACAGTCCTACAGTAATTCACGAAGCAACAACGCAGAATTCACAGATTATTCTAGATAATACCAATAAAACAATACAGATTACGTTATTAGCAAATGTAACACAAGCTTTTACTTTCTCAACAGCAGTATACAGTTTAGAACTATACAATGGTAACAACGTAATTCCGTTTATTTATGGAAATCTTACCTTAGTTCAAGAGGTTACACGATGACAACTGAAGTAATTGTAACACAAAGTAACAATACTAGTGTAGTTCAAGAACAACTAGTAAATCGTGTTGTAGTAGACGATAAGCCTGCTAGAATTATTACTAGTGGTATGATGCCTCCACCTGCAGTTAATTCAATATCAGCTTCAGGTGACGTAGATCTTAGTCAACTACAAGACGGTGGAGTGTTAATCTATAACACAGCAACAAATATGTGGAAAGCTACTAATTTGCTAGACAAGCAAATTTTTGAAGCTGGTCAATTTTAAAGGATAAGCAATGGCTTCTATTTTAAGAATTAAGCGCAGTGAAACGTCAGGTAATCCTGGGGTACTAGGTGCGGGTGAGTTAGCCTACTCTGGCTTAACCGACAATGGATCAAATGGCGGTGATCGCCTTTATATTGGTCTTGGACTCGAAACTGCAGGAAATGCAGTAAATCACATTATTATTGGTGGTAAACGCTATACCGACATGGTTGACGCAGCTACTAATCTAAACACAGTAGGCACATTAGTAAAGCGCGATTCAAACGGTGACTTTACAGCACGTCGTGTTACCGCAGACTTAATTGGTAATGCAGATACAACTACTAAATGGTTAAATGCTCGCAATTTATCACTAACAGGTGATGCAACTGCTACATTGTCAGCAATCGATGGCTCAGCAAATGTAAGCGCAGCCTTAACACTAGCAAATACTGCAGTTACTGCAGGTAGCTATGGTTCGGCAACAGCAATACCTACTTTTACAGTTGACACAAAAGGCCGTTTAACTGCTGCAGGCACTGTTGCAGTTGCAACAAACTTGTCAATTGCTGGCAACAGTGGAACAGACACAGTTAGCTTATTAACAGATACATTAACAATTACTGGTGGTACAGGGGTTTTGACCGCTGTTACTGATAATACAGTTACAATTAGTTTACCTCAAGCACTTGGACCTACATCAAACGTTACGTTTAACGATGTTACAATCAACGGTGTTTTATACTCAAATGATATTACAGCTGCTAACATCAACATTGATGGTAATGCTTCAATCACAGGTAACTTAACAGTACTTGGTACTGTTACAACAGTTAACTCAACTACTGTTGCGATTGGTGATAAGAACATTGAACTAGCCAAAGATGCTACTTCAGCTGCAATGGCAGATGGTGGTGGTATCACAGTTCGGGGACCTACAGTTCCAGCAACTATTTTATATAACAGCGGCGATGATCGCTGGGTTTTAAACAAAGACTTAACAGTAACAAATGTTTACGCTGAATTAGTTGGTAATTCTTCAACAACTACCAAATGGAAAACAGCACGTAACTTGAGTTTAACAGGCGATGCAACTGCTACATTAGCAAGTGTTGATGGAAGCGCCGCAGTTTCAACAGCCATTACATTAGCAACAGTTAACACAAACGTTGGAACTTATGGTGACTCTGTTACTGTGCCAACATTAACGGTAAATGCTAAAGGTTTGGTAACTGCTGTATCACAAACAGTTATTCCAACAGCTACTACCTTAATCAAAGGTTTATCTAAGTTTCTCGCTACACAATTTACAGTTACTGACGGATTAGTCGAACTTGTTCAAGTTGATGGCGGAAGTTATTAAAAGGAGTCGTCATGGCAATTAGCGGATCTATTATTTCAGCCTATGGCTATGACTCTCTTGTAGCTTTTAATGGACAAACAAATATAGTTGTACTTGGCGGAAATGGTGATGGCAGAATTAGTATCAATAATAGTGTTATCACAGTCACTAATCCAGGTACTAGCTATCCTGAAGGTATTGCAATTATAGGCGGAGGTACAAGAATTGTACTAACTGTTGATCCAGTACTTAAAATACAACTTAAAAGAAGTTCTGTAACTGGAAAAATTCCTACTCAAGCTGATTTAGAAGACGGCGAGTTAGCACTAAATACTGCAGACGGCATCTTGTATTATAAAAATAATCAGGGCAACATCTCGGCACTATCTAGTGGCGGTGGCGGTGGCAGTACTGCACTAACAGAACAAATAGCAACAGAAAAAGCCATTATTATGGCAATTGCATTGGGGTAAAATATGGCAACAGTATTTGTAAACGGAATATCACGTGCCGTAGGTACTACTGAAGTAGAAGCTTTTAGTGCAATTGATAAATCAATTGTAATTGGATGTTCAATAACTAATTTGTTATCTACAACAGTTCCAATCACAATTAAATTGCGAAGAGGTGGTGTAGATACTTACATCCACAAAGATAAACGGGTTGAAAGTGGTGAGCCATTTGAACTCATGAAGGGCAACAAACTAGTACTTGCAACTGGCGACAAGCTAATTGTTTCGTCAAAAGTAAATAGTAGCTTAGATGTTGTGTTTTCCATACTACAAGGAGTCTCATAATGAGTGGATTTTATGAAGGCACCGACCTTGTTGATAAAGTGTTTTACGGGTTCCGTCTAGACCCTGACACAGGTAATTTAAACATTGAAATTTTAGACGGAGACACTCCAGTTTCACTACCACAAGATGGTACAATTGATAAGTATGACTATAAACAATGGGTATGGTCAAAAGATACTATTCAGTTTGAATGGGGTAACAAAGGACACTTACTAATGAGGCTAATATAATATGAGTCAACTAATTGATCTAGGAAAATTACGCTTCCACTTTGCTGGGCAGTGGAGCAATGCCACTACTTACGAATCTAACGATATTGTTAAGTACGGTGGTAATGTATATGTTTATACATTTGCGTTAAAAACAGCTGGCGTATTGCCAACAGATACTGCGTACTGGGCCTTAATGGTAGAGGGCTTTAACTTTACTGGCGTCTTTAGTACAAGCGGTAATTATAAAATTGGCGACGGCGTTGCACACGGTGGTGTTGTTTACGTTGCTGTCAAAGACTCAGTAAATATTACTCCTCCTAACGCTACTTACTGGTCTAGATTCCTAGATGGTATTCAGTATGAAGGTGTATATTCTGCAACAACTTCTTATCAGAAGAATGACGTTGTTAAATATGGCGGATCTATTTTTGTTGCAAAACAAGACGGAACAAATAACTTACCTACAAATACAGTCTATTGGGACAAGTTTGTAGAAGGTGTTAGCCCTAGCGGTATTTACAATGAGGCTACTGCTTACAAACCAAATGACTTGGTTGCATATGGCGCTAACATTTATCGTGCTAAAGTTGAGACTACTAACAACGCTCCAAGCAACACTGGTTTCTGGGAATTGTATGTAGGCGGTATTAAGTTTAATGGTAATTTTAGTGCTGTAACTGAATACTATGTAAACGATATTGTTGTGTACGGTAATAACATTTATCGTTCAAAATTAACACAATCTAACACACTGCCAACAGTTGCCGCAAACTGGGAATTGTTAACAGCGGGTAATAGTTACAAAGGTAACTATGTTAATGCTACTGGATATTTTCAAGGCGATATTGTTAGCTACGGTGGTAATGTTTATATTGCACTTGGCGTAACAACTGGTAATTTACCTACCGATGCTACTAAGTGGCAAATATATAGCTCAGGATTTTCCTTTCAGGGTACTTGGTCTAGCGCTATTTCTTATAAAATTAATGAAGTTATTGGATACGGTGGTTCACTGTATCGCGCAAAATCAGACAACCAAAACGTTAATCCTACCGTTACAGCTACCTGGGATAAAATTGTTGCAGGATTTAAAGTTAGCGGACCTTGGTCTACTACAACACAGTACGCAACAGATGAAGTTGTTACCTATGGCGGTAATACTTATATTTCTATTCTTCCACATGCTTCCACAGTATTTGATACAGACTTAGCTGCTAATAAATGGCAAAAGTTTAACTCAGGTATTCGCTGGATGGGTCCTTGGGTAAGTACTACACAGTACTACAAAGACGACGTTGTTAAGGCTGGTGCCAGTTCATTTATCGCAAATGAAGATAGTTTGGGCGGAAGTAACCCAGCTGGTGGAACAAATACAAAATGGAGTAGCTTTGCTACTGGTGCTGAAGGATTCTTGTCTAAAGACGGTGACGCGATGTTGGGTATGCTTACCTTGTTCGCAGTTCCTACAGACCCACTCCACGCAGCTACAAAATCATATGTAGACAGATTTATTAATGCTACATCAGGTGGAACTATTTTAGGTCCTTTGGTTGCTAGCGGTGCAGCTGCAAGTTATACTGCAACAGGCGGTGCTACTGTTAATATCAGTGCTGGTAGTTTAAATCTTACAAACGGTTCTACTCTTACAACTGACGGCACTTCTACACTTGGTAATACCCGTGTTTCCGGTACTTTAGACGTAGACGGCGACCTTAATGTTGATGGTGGTGACTTAACCGTAAGTGGTACTACTTTTAACTTAGCAAACACAACAGTTACAACAGTTAATTTGGCTGGTGCTGCTACTGCAGTTAATGTTGGTGCTGCTACTGGTACAACTACTGTTAAAAATAATTTAGTAGTTGATGGCGATACGCAAATTAAAGGTGGCGATCTTACTACCAATCAAACAACTTTTAATGTAATTAATACAACTGCAACAACTGTAAATGCATTTAATGCAGCAACAAACTTAAATATTGCAGGTGCAGGTACAGCAATCGAAATTGGTGCTGCTACTGGTCTTACTAGTATTAACAACAATGTGACAATTGATGGTGTACTAGATGTTATCAGCGGTACTACAATTACAAATACAACTGATGATCCTACTGGATTTGATAATCAGCATCCAGATACTCGCGGTGTGGTTGAGTACAGCGATAACGGTACACGAGTTTACGTAATTGATAAAAATGGTGATGTTACTGTTCGTGAAAATAGTCAGTTTGCTACTGGTACAGCGTATCAAACAGCAGCTGTTGCAAAAACTTTAGCAATTTATCCAGTAGCTGGGCAAACAAAGTTTGTGTATTACATTAACGGTGTCCGCTATGAAAAAACTGGTTTAGTATCTAGCACATTAACAACAATTAATGGTTACAACTATTTTTACTTTAATGGCGGTACACTAACAAATTCAACTACTCGTACTGACGAAATTTTAACAACAAAAGCAAATGTTGCTGCTGTTCGTGGAACTAGTCGAAATAATCGCAGCATTTCAGTTGAAGATCAACGTCATGGTATTTCCATTGACGGTGCTAGCTTAACATACATCAAACGTGCAGAAGGTATTAAGTTAGTAAGTGGTCATGGTATAACTCCCGGTACAGTTGGTGCTGGTACTTATACAAATACCAAAGCAGGCGAGTTACGTGATGCAGATTTAACAATCACAAGTCCTGTTAAGACAAGTAATAAATTCGTAGTTCGTGATGGCAATGACTGGAAACTAGCAGATAACGATGACAACTTATTAAGCTATAAGCTGGGTGTGTTAGGCAGCGTTACAGTTACTGCACAAGGCAGTGGCTATAGTGGATTGTCTACAACTCTTAGCGTTCAAGGTGACGGTCAAGGTGCTGTAGTTACTCCAGTTTTAGCAGGCGCTCCATTACAGACTATTACACTTAACAACGGTGGATTTAATTACGCTAATAACTCAACAGTTACGCTTTTAGGCGACGGTACTGGTGGAACCGCAACAATCGTTGTTCCAGCAGGTAAAAATATTGGTTCAGTAGCTATTACAGACCAAGGTAGTCGCTATACTACTGCACCAACTGCAACAGTTGTTGGAGGTGGTGGTACAGGAGCTACAGTTTCTATTGCGCTTAATTTAGGTACTCCAATTGCTGCAGTGCATATGGATGCACTTGGAAGCGGATATACTACTGCTAGTGCAATAATTAGTGGTGACGGTACAGGTGCAACAGCAACAGTTACAATTGTTGCAGGCGCAGTAACTGATATTAACTTAACTAATCCCGGCAACGGATATACTTACGCTACTGTAACTATTACAGGTAACGGTTCGGGTGCTACGGCAACTGTACACACCCTTAAGAACTATATTCAGGCTTATGAAATTACTAATGTTGGTAGTGGGTATACAAGTAATCCTACAGTAACTATTAATGGTGATGGTCACGAAGCAACAGCAACAGCAACAATTACTGCTGGTGGTGTAACAGATATTGTTATTACCAATGGTGGTCACGGGTATACTTTTGCTACTATGACAATTAGCGGTGGTGGTGGCAGTGGTGCTACAGCTAATCCTATCTTAAGCGGCTACCCTCTTAATTCTATAACACTAACAAATCGTGGTAAAAACTATACTAGCACACCAACAATCAACATTGTAGGTAATCAGTATAGTCAAGGCGGTACCGCTTCTGTAATACTTGCACAAGGTAATACAATTGATAGTATCACCTTAACAAACCCAGGTGTTAATTATACTTATGCTACTGTACAGGTTAACAGCAGTACAGCAGGTACAAGTGCAAACTTTACGGTTGCAGCCACACCAAGCGGTATTTTAGGTGTTACAGTTGTTAATGGTGGACGTCACTACAGTTATGCAAACATTATTGCAACTGACACAGGTGGGGCTACAGGTTTTGCAGCTACAACAACACTTACACCAGTTCCACAATATAACGGATATGTTAATCAAAGCACTGGTTACGATTTAAATAATATTCCTGCAGGTAAATTTACAAACACTTATTTTGTAGCAGTATCTAGCGCAGATCGTGTTGTAAAAGTGCCTAGCGCATATTTGTTTAATAGTATTCGTGAAGCGTTCCAGTATGCTAAAAAAGAAGTAAAAGAGCTACAAGATTACGGAATGCCTTTTGCGAACTATAAGTTCTTAGGTGTTTCAGTTATTGATAATTCTGGTCAATTAGTTACTATTCCAGGAACTAATCTTGGTGATGTTTTATACTATGACCTGTTAAACAATGACAACAATTCAGCTCCGCTTAATGCAGATGGTACTAAAGTAGGTCGCAGTTTAACTATTGCTGCTAGCGGAAATGCTGCGGCTTGGTTAGGTGCTACCGAATCTTCTAAAGTATATTACGTTGCCCCGCATGGTGTAGACCAAGTAACTAGCGGAAGTAACATGGCTACTCCGTTTGCAAGTATTAAATACGCTTGTCAACGTGCAGAAGAAGGCTCTACAATTTTTGTTAAAACTGGTGCTTATAGCGAGCAGCTACCTATCATAGTTCCCGCAAACGTAGCGATTGTTGGTGATAATCAGCGTACAGTCAATGTAGAACCAAAGGTTGGTCTAAGTGATGACGGTGTAACTCCAAATAATCAATCTACAATGTTTAGATTAAGCAACGGCTCAATCTTAAACAAGATGACTTTTAGGGGTATGACTGGCTGGGTCCCTGGATCAGTTCCTGGAGATATTACAACTTCTACAATTAAAGGTGTTGTTGTTGGATTTAATCCAGCATCACCAATCACCCACAAATCGCCCTATGTATTAGAGTGTTCGTTTATCGGTTCTGGCGCTATCGGTGCTTTAATTGATGGTACAGTTCACTCAACTGGTGCTAAAACCATGATTTTCCATGGCTATACTATTATTACTGATAATGGTGTTGGCTACTGGGTCAAGGACGAAGGCAAAGCAGAAATTGTAAGTTGCTTTACTTACTACAACTATTTTGGTTATGTAGCTACTGGTGGTGGATTTATTCGTGCACTAAACGGCAACAACAGTTACGGTACTTGGGGTGCAGTTTCTCAAGGTTTCGGAATTTCCGAAACACCAATTACTGGAGCCCTTTTAGGTCGACAATTAAACTTTGTTTATCAGGGCGGTTCAATTAATGTAGGCGATACTGCTAGTAGTATCGGCGCAACTCCCGCCCCCGCAGTAACATACGCAGTTACAGTAGCTAATCCAGGTAGTGGCAATGTTTATGTAATAGACGCTGTTAATAATCCTGTGCTTACATTAACTCGCGGTGGGGTTTACACATTTAATTTAAGCAACGCGTCAAACACAGGTCATCCACTTGCTTTTAAAGATAGTAATGGAACTATTTATACACAGGGTGTTGTTACTACAGGTACACCCGGCACAGCAGGCGCTCAGGTAGTATTTACTGTACCAAATAACGCTCCAGCTGGATTAAGGTACTACTGTACAGTTCACGGCGAAAGCATGGGTAACACTATAACAGCAACAGGTCTAGGTGCATTTGATGGGTTACTTGTTACTGGTACAGGTATTGTTACTAACGTACAATACAGCGCTAATAAAGTATACTTACGAAATACTACTGGCACATTTGGTTTTGGAAGTGCATTAAAGTTTACTAGTGGTGGCGTAGGTACTACTAGTGCAGGTACTTTAGAAGATCAAAAAGGATTTGTGCTGGTAATGAATGGCTTAACAGCTTTACCAAAACCAGGACAAAGTATTCAAATTGCAGGAGATACAGTTGCTTACGTAATACAAAGTGTAACTGGAACATACAGTAGTACAGCCAGTGAAATTGTAGTTGTGTTAGCACAAGAAAAACCAATGGGTAGCCCAACAGGTACAGCTGTTAGTTTACGTAGTAAGTATTCACAGATTCGCTTAACTGGTCATGACTTTTTATCAATTGGTACAGGCGGTACAGTTACTACAAACTATCCTGGAGAGCCAACACAACTGGCTGCACAAGGTAATGAAACACAAGAAGTTTATCCAGGTCGTGTATACTATGTGTCAACTGACCAAGACGGTAACTTCCGTGTAGGTGAATATTTCCGTATTGACCAAGCAACTGGACGTGCTACACTTAATGCTAATGCGTTTGACCTCGCCGGTTTGACTAGTTTGAAGCTGGGCTCGATCGGTGCACAATTAGGTGAAACTATTAACGAGTTTTCTAGTGATGGTACAATGTCGGGTAACTCAAATACTGCGGTTCCTACTGAACAGGCTGTAAGAACTTACACAGATGCTAGTATTGCTAAAAATGAATTAACTCCAGCAACACGTTCTTATACTTATAATCCAACTACTAAATTGTTAACTACAGCAGTAGAAGGTAACAGTACTTTGAGTAATATTACATATAACTCAAAGGGTCAAATAGCTTCATACACAGAAGCCCTAGTTTCAGGCGGAGTAACGTTTAGCAAAAATATTGTCTTAACTTACAATAGTGCTGGTAGAGTAACAGGAGTAGCAGTTACATGATAAAAATTAATAATAACATAACTTTTAGAAGGCAGGGTTTAAGATGACCGACATTCTAGTACAAAATGCTATTGCCGATGTATCGAATCAAATTAGGGCATCTTCACAAAAGGTAAACTATGTAGATGCATTTGGCACAAGCTTAAAAGACAAGGTAAAAGCACTAATTATATCCAGTGCTTCTAACGGACCTTACACGCAATTTTTAGCAGCTCCTGCAGCTTATTTATGCGATCTATCAGATGTGCAAAAGATTTCAAAATGTACTTGCAATTATTCAGGAAGTGGAACTAGTTCCACTTCCTGTAGTAATACTCAAAATCCTTGGACAAACGGCACAGTTTTAAAAGGTGCCGCTACAGCACCTGATCAAACAGCCGTAAGTACACGTATAAGACTTTTAGATACTGTTTTAAATAATATCTGGAATGAAGCACAAACACAAACAACACTCGATATTTATTTAGCTTATGTTGCCCTAAAAGATACCTTTACGGCGGAAAATACTACCACAGTATTAGGAAACTGGTATGGCGTGGGTATTAGTCCAAACGTACAAGGTGCAAGACTTAGTAACACAAACTTTATTAAAGTTTGCGGTGCTAGCGGGGCTTGGGCTTGTGGTTTAGGAGCTAGCTGCACCTGGACTGTACCAGCTGGAGCTACTCAAGTAAAGTTTCAAGTTTGGGGCGCTGGTATGGGTTCAAATCCTGGCTGCTGTTGTGGTGGAGCACCTTTTTCTTCTACGGGCGGTTATGCTGAAATGGTTATCAGTGCAA